CTTCACCTGTGGCCATATCAACTCGCTGGTACCAACCGTTCTTTGGCTTGATCACGTGCCCGGATTCCTGAGCCATTTCAAGCAGCCCACCCCACCGAGAGATACCACCTTCAAAGGTGACTTCGACTGGAATCTTAGACTTTTCTTTCACGTACCGAGACTTCTCGACATTGATGATAAAGTTGTAGCCCATGAGTTCCTTGCCATCTTTTTCCTGTTGGCGGCCGATGATGAACACAGTATCGCTGGAGTACATGACACCGGTACCACCACTGACCACTGGCTTGGAGAACATCTCTTGAGTCATATACACGTGGTTCACCACCAGCATAGGAATATCTTTAATGTTCAGGTGTGGGGTGATCATACGGAACAGAGACTTGAGTTGCTTTGCCCTGGTCATATCAGCGGCAGAGTTCTGCTTGATTGCATCATCTACTTCCTTCTTTGAGGCCAGGTTGCCCACCGAGTCAATTAGAAAGATGACACGCTCACCTCGAGTAATAACATCGAGCTGAGTCATCACATCAAACTTGAGCTGTTCGATGTCGGTGAGCGGAGTATGCAGCACTCGAGAAGCGTCAATGTCAAACGCCTCGAAGTATGACTTTGGAGTACCAAACTCCGAGTCATAGAACATTAGCACGGCATCTGGATACTTGTCCATGTAGGCTTTAGCCATCAGTAGCCCAAAGCCGGTCTTGAAGTGTCGAGACGGACCAGCCAGAGTAGTAAGACCTGGGGTCAGGCCACCAGTTAGTGAGCCAGATAGTGCCACGTTAATCGCAGGCACTGGTGTTTGGACCATATCTTTTTTGTTGAAAAACTTTGAGTCAACAAGGATATCTGTTTCCTTGATAGTTGAGTTCTTGCGCAGCTTATTTAGTAGATCGGACATTTGTCCTCCTGTGTTCGGCGATTATTGATAGTACTATAAGAGGACAATTATGTCAATCATTAAGATGATCTTAGTGCATTTAGTTTGGCTACAAATTCCTCGAGCTTTGCTTTACGATTAGGCCAGTGGATATACTCCTTGGTCTCTGAATCTTTAATCAGATTATTCAGGAGAGGCATAATGAGTTTATACATGGTCTCGACCTTGCTATTTTCTTGCTCTACCGCTGGCGCTAAGATATCAGCCTCACCTACCGCGGTAAAGCCGAAGTCAAAGTTATCCATATCGATTGAAGGTTTCATTTATAGTCCTTTAAAGAAAGTGTATTAAATACATCAGATCAAGAAGATGCTAGCAATTTCTGCCATTTGCTCTAGGATATCAGGAGGTGTATCTCGACTTCCTATACCTGCATAGAATTTTCCTGTAGTCATGCTGGTTTTCCAGTGCGCTCATATATGGGCAATAGACCCAGGGATTATATTATTCCACGACATATGTATTATTTTGTTCAAGGCGACGAATTGCTTCTCGAAGAACAAGCGCCTTTACGTAATCGCCTTCGTATTCTGCTTGTGTTGCATGTGGAATGAGATAATCCGCAAAAAACTTGTCAAGAGACATTTGCTCCAGACCAGCACCAACCTTCGCCGAACGAACAGGAGTTTCAAAGCCCAAGTGTGGGTCCTGCCCATTATCTGGCGTATACTCGGCATTCTCTACTAGAACTAGTAGGCTTCCTGCATATATGTCGGAGGTGCTATACGAAGCACCGTCCGCGATAGCAGCTAGAGCTTTCTTTACGTCTTCGATAGTTTGATCAAGCATTGATTACTCCATAAGCCTGGATTGCCACATTGATTTGTTGTTTTGCTTCATAGCTGACGCCATTGAAAACCACAGCTGAAGGAGTTACTGGTTTCAGCGTAAATGGTGTCAGGTCGCCTGCCTTTGCTCGTTCTGCTGCAGCTTCCCATTGTCGGGCTTCGTCTGCATACACTCGACCCCAGTAAGTGGTAGACCCATGCACGGCCTCCGACTTTCCGCAGGCTCGAGCTTTAGCAATCCGCTGAGCTACGATCTTTTCTGATAGTTGTTTCTGTAGAATGTCTCGGTTCATGCTTATATCCATTTCACTTCCTATTATCATAGTAACAGGACTAGGTATTATGTCAACCCCCCTACGAAAAAAAGTCCTCCAGGGTAGAAACTTTAGTCGAACTCCATCCGATCACCTTCAGGATACCTTGAAGCGGGTCAAGGAACGTCTTTGTAAACATTAGGTCCCGGTCGATATACTTATCCAGCCCTAGTTCGGTGGGTAGCCGCTGCGGAAAGGATATCACCGGCGCCCGCAGTGGGTTTGGCTCTACCAGATACACGAACTTAATCTTTTCACCTGAGGTGATATCCTGTAGCTTGGATGATAGCCCTAGCTTTTTGATGGTGGCATTGTAGAGAAGCGAGCCCTTCACGTGGATTGGAGTGCCCTTCTTGTAGATGGTTTTTGCATCCTGCCACTTGCCCATTTCATGCATGCCACGCGGGAATGAGATTTCCTCCGGAGTCAGAGCCATAAACTTGCTTCTGAAGTCCTCAATGAACACCTGCAGTGCGGCTTCGTCACCACGCATAGTAATCTTCATGGCTTCCTTAATAGCATCACGGCAAGCCATCGGAGTCGAGGTTCTGATGGCTTCGATGCCCGTCATCTTTAGTTTCGGCGTGTCGTAGATAACACCTTCCTCGTTATAGACATTAAGGATGTAGCGCTTGGCGGCCGTCCAGATAGCAAGGTCAGCCACGCACTCTCGTTTCATCTTCATCTTTTGTTCGCGGCTGTTTGTATAATCCGCAAGCAACTGGTACGATTCGTCGATGTAGGGCTCTAGTTTGTCGGTGATAAACCGATCAAGCATTTTTGCAATCTTGGGAGAGTCGGTTTCACCAGGGAAGTACTTTTCAACCAGCGTATCTAGTTTTATGTAGCAACTGTCTGTGTCCATGGCAACCACGTAGTCAATGCCTTGGGTCTTGAGCAACTTGTTGAGGTATTCGTTGAGCTTGATTTCGATCCATCGGATTGATAGTTGCCCAGAGGATGTAATGGCTTCAGCAAACTCTAGCTGGAACCAACGGAAGTGCTGATTTGCCAGAGCGCCATATGCGGAGTTCAGGGCAATCTTTTTGTACATTTGAAGATTGTGGTATCGGGCAATATCCTTTACCAGTTGAGTCCCGCCCTGCCCAGGCTTCAGGTCGTTGAGTTCCTTCTTGGCCTCAAGCATCTTTTGTTTGTAGACCACGCGGTCGTCATACATTTTCTGCATGAGTTTGGGCAAGAAGCCCTGCTTTGCCCGATAGAACACATTCATGTTTGCGGCAACGGTAAGGTCGTTGTCAACCAGAGTCTTGTGATGTTCAGTCAGTCCCCCAGCCAGGATATCGTCAACTGTCATCGTGACGCCAAGAGTGCCTCTGTGCATCTCAGGCGAGATATTATACTGCATGATCAGGTGAGGATAAAGGCTGTTTAGGTCGAGCGACACCACCCACTTGTGCATACCCACCATCGGTTCCTTGACGTACCCGCCCATAAAGTCGTCTGGGTTGCCATTGTTTTGGTTCTGTGGGATAACAATGTTCTGATCAAGTAGATGGTTGTGGATAATAACATCCCAGGGCCGCACCGTAGCAAACGTGTCGTTGTAGTTGACCTTGGCATCGTAGGCAAACGTCATCACTAGTTCAATGAGTTTAAGCTTATCATCCAACCGATCGACAAGCTCTACGTCTCGGATGTTATACTCCATGTACTTCTGGAAGTTGTTATGGTATAGTCCATTCAGCCCGTCAAACTCGGAGTAGTCAAGCTTTCGTTCACCAAGCTCGTAGTTGGCAATGAAGTCCAGAGTATAGGACTCGTGTTTGACATAAACAAACTTCTTGTATAGTTGAAGGTAGTCAAGAACTGAAATGCCAGCCAAGTCATACGACTGCTGGGTCCTATTCATTACAGTAACAAGGTGCTCGGTCACTCGATACCAAGGCGACATTCGTTTGATAGCTTCCTCGCCTAGGACGACACCGATACGGTTGACCAGATATGGAATGTCAAAGTACTCCACGTTCCATCCGGTCACGATATCAGGTGAGTAGGTTGGGCCCTGCCACAAACCAAGGAAGGACTGTAGTAGATGTTCCTCGTTCGTACACTTGTAGTACGTGATACTCTTATCGGGCGGAGTATAGTCACGACAACCAAGTGCTACTTTGACACCATCTCTGGAGAGAGTGATGGCGGTAACTTCGTTCTGTGCTTTTTCTACATCTGGATATCCATCCGAGATATCCACCTCAATGTCAATACCCACCACGGCTACCTGCGCTGGGTCGTATTTGATTTCACCCGGGTAGTAGTCGTTGATGAAGGAATACTGGAAGTTGGTCATGCCATAGATAGGCATTCCATTAACGTCCTTGTACGTCTTTACAAAGTCCTTTGCCGATCCAATGCTATCAAAGTCGACCCGCCCAACCGGGGTGCCGCCAATGGTTTT